TTTGCTTATTTCACTCAAATCATTTACTATGCTTTTTTAAGAAGGATATCACAAGAGAAGAAGCAGTTAGAAATAAAAAATAAGATACTAGAGAAATCTAATTTTGATGAGGTCTTTGATTCTAATGACCTTGACTCTGCAAACTATTCAGACTATAATTCTATTAAAGACGCCGTGCATAGCAAGTTGCGTAACTGATGAAGATTGCAATCATAACTGATCAGCATTTTGGTTGTAGGAAAAATTCTAAATTATTTCATGATTACTTCTTGAAATTTTATGATGAAGTATTTTTCCCTGCTTTAGAGAAAGAGGGCATTACAACTATAATTGACATGGGAGATACCTTTGATAGTAGAAAGGGTATTGATTTCTCTGCGTTAACTTGGTCTAAAGAAAATTATTTTGATAGGTTAAAAGGGATGGGCATTACTGTCCATACTATTGTTGGTAATCATACAGCATATTATAAGAATACAAATGAGATAAATGCAGTAGATTTATTATTAAGAGAGTATGATAATATAAAAGTTTATTCAGAAACAACACCTATAGAAATAGATGGTTTAAGTATTCTTCTTGTTCCTTGGATTAATACTGAGAATAAAGAAAAAACATTAGCAATGATTAATAAATCAAGTTCTTCTGTTTGTATGGGACATTTGGAATTACAAGGATATAAGGTTAATGATTATGTTGTGATGGATCATGGATTAGATGATAGACCTTTTGAGAAATTTAAAAAGGTTTATTCTGGTCATTTTCATACAAGATCTAATCAGGATAATATCTATTATTTGGGAAATCCTTATGAGATATATTGGAATGATTGTGGTGATACAAGGGGATTTCATTGGTTTGATACAGAAACCTTAGAACATACTCCAGTTAATAATCCATATCGTCTTTTCTATAAGATCTATTATGATGATACACCTCATCAAACTTTTGATGCAAGAGAGTATGAGGATAAGATTGTTAAGGTTATTGTTCGTAAGAAATCTGATATTACTCAGTTTGAAAAGTTTGTAGATAAATTATATACTTCTAATGTAGCAGAGTTGAAGATAGTTGAAAACTTTGATTTTGGTGGTTGGTATGATAAAGATAATGCTTCTGAGGTTGAATCAGAAGATACTCTTTCTATTCTCAATCGTTATATTGCAGAGGCAGAAATATCACTTGATAAATCTGTTATAAGGAAAATGGTAGATGAGATATATCAAGAAGCTTGCGAAATAACCTGATGTATATTATAACAGTAAAAGGCAAGGAGAAAGAAGGTGCTTATTCTGTGGTTGATGAAGACCAAGAACAAGTACTTTATATCTTCGTTGAAAAGGATGATGCTACTAGATATGCTCTACAATTAGAAGAAATAGATTATCCTAAAATGAAAGTTATAGAAATTGAAGATGAGTTGATGATTAAAACTTGTGAGTTACATGGTCATAGGTATACAATCATTACTCCTAATGACATAGTAGTTCCACCAAATCAAGATACAAAGCATGATTATATTTAAGAAGATAAGTTGGAAGAATTTTTTAAGTACTGGTAATCATCCTATTGAAGTTAAATTGGATGAAGAATCAACTACTTTAATTATTGGTTCTAATGGAGCAGGTAAATCTACTATACTAGATGCTTTAACATTTGTTCTATATGGAAAGTCATTTAGAAAAATTAATAAGAGTCAACTTATTAATACTACTAATGAAAAAAATTGTGAGGTTAAGATAGAGTTTTCTGTTAATACAACTGAGTGGAAAATAGTACGTGGAATTAAACCTAATATCTTTAAGATTACTAAGGATGGCAAAGATTTAAATGAATCATCTCATGCTGCAGACCAACAGAAATGGTTAGAGCAAAATGTTTTGAAGATGAACTATAAGTCATTTACTCAGATTGTAATATTGGGGTCTAGTACATTTGTTCCCTTTATGCAGTTAAATGGTTCTAGTAGAAGGGAAGTTGTAGAAGATTTATTGGATATTAAAATTTTCTCTTCTATGAATAGTCTTATTAAAGAGAAGATTAGAATGGTTAGAGAAGAAGTAAAAACTTTTGAGTTAAAGAAAGAATCTTTAAAAGATAAGGCAGAGATGCAAGAGAGTTTTATTAAAGAGTTAGAAGATCAAGGTAAGAATAATATTCAAGAGAAGAACGAAAAAATTAAAGTATTGGGTATTGAGGTTGATACTCATATGGAACATAATGAATTAAAAGAATCAACTATAACTGACTTGATGAAGGAGCAAGAAAAGGTTACTGGAGAAGATGATAAGTTAACAAAATTAAATAATTTGAAGGGTAAAATTACTCAAAAAGTAGCAACAATTACCAAGGAACATAAGTTTTTCACAGACAATAAAGTATGCCCTACCTG